CGGGAGGTGTGAAATTACTAAGTATTAACGAATATTTTCCTTGAACCATTACATCATACGTACCTGTATTTATGATATTTGAGAAAAGACCTAGATTTATCGGTGGGGTTCGAATGACTAAACCATTATAAGATATAGTATTTATATTTGTGCTCGTAAAATCTGACACTGTTAAGGTACTTACCTTATTAATTTGATTAGACTTCAGAGTACTTGCTAAAGCCTGATTCAAAGTTGATATAATAAAAGTCGACATGGTCGATGGATCCATATAATTATTAATAATGAATGTTGAATAAAAACTATATCCTTCTAAAAATGAAGAAGGACCTACTGAAAATATCGTATTTTGAACATAAGGTATTACATCTCTTTGAAGAGGAAGTGTTCTATAAACAGATAATGTATCAACATTCAAAGACCCGGAAGCCATTACTCTACTTTGTAGATGCGAAAAAGAACCCTTTAAAGACGCAATCTCCAAATAGAGATAGAGAGAGATGACACAAGGTGGTGGTTTATTGCAACTCGTTGCCCAGGGTAAACAGGATGTATTTCTAACAGGAAATCCTCAAGTATCTTGGTTCAAAACTGTCTATCGTCGTCACACGAATTTCGCCATTGAAAGTCAACAGATGTATTTTGACGGCACACCCAATTTCGGGCAAAAGATTACCTGTCTCGTAGCACGTGCGGGCGATCTTCTCGGACCTCTGTTTCTTCGTGTAACATTACCACAACTCTATCTTACCCCTTCTCCTGGCACAAAAGTCGGCTATGTGAACAGTCCTGGACATGTCTTAATTCAGGAAATCAGTGTTCAAATTGGTGAACAAGAAATTGATAAACAAACCGGACAATGGATGGAAATTTACAGTTCGCTCACCACCGATGCCAGCCAGCTTCCTGGATTTCAACAAATGATTCAACAACGTCCTGGTTACCCATTTATCGATTATGGAAACAATGCCCCTGATGTTTCTGGTTCTAATCCCACCTTACCAAAATATATATTTAGTCGTCAAAATGGCAACTCTCTCGTGGATTTTACAGGTGGCACACCTAATCCAACCGTAGGTCCTTTTCCCCAGAATTACGACGACCCCATCATGGGTCCTGTAACTTTATATATTCCCCTACGTTTCTGGTTTAATAAGAATCCCGGAATGTATTTGCCACTCCTTGCGATGCAATATCATCCTGTTCGCATTAATATTACCCTTGCCCCTCTCCAATCCATGTTTTATACCAAACGCCTCTATCAACAAGAAACACAGCCAAATTTGTGTGGTACCCTCGCCGTTCTTCCTGCGCAACTTGATATCCAATTATGGGGTGACTATATTTACCTCGACGTTCCTGAACGCCGCCGTTTCGTCAGCAGTACACTTGAATACTTAATCGAACAAGTTCAATACACACCCCCCCTCGCCATTCCTGTCAATTCACGACAAGCCTCTCTCCGTGTTGACTTTAACCACCCCATCAAGGAATTCATCTGGGTTCTCCAGCGCAATGTTAGTGTCTCGCGTCATGAATATTTTAACTGGAGTAGTCTCGGAAATTATGAAATCGAGATGGCATATAACGCATACCCACAATCTCTTCCTGAGCCTCTCAATCGCACCGATCTCATGCTAACCGCCAATATTCAACTTGATGGTCAAGATCGCTTCCATGCCCGCGATGCTGCCTATTTCCGCCTCGTCCAACCCTACCAACGCCACACCACCGTCCCCGCTGATAAGTACATATATGTCTATAGTCTCGCACTTAGACCCGAAGATCTACAACCTTCTGGTTCCCTAAATGCCAGCCGCATTGAAACCATTGTCTTTCAACTAGGATTACAAGATACAACAAGTAGCTATTGTACAAGTTCGCAATTTGGTGATATGACTGCCTATATATATGGTGTAAATTACAATGTACTTCGTGTGATTGACGGATACGCGGGTCTTCTTTTCTCCGTATAGTTCCGCATATAACAGAGAGACCCCCCGTCATACAATGGGAGGCATGTTCGATTATACACAAAAAGATTTCTGGGGTGCTCCGTGGTATCCGTATTGGTCACTGATTGTTATGTCTATTTTTCTTGGATTTGTCGGTGGCGACCATTTTTTCTTACGAAGTCCCTTGAGTGGATTACTCAAGTTAATTGTAAACTTTTGTACATTTGGTCTATGGTATTTCTATGATTTAATTCAAATTTTTGCCGATAAAGATTCTGTGATGACCAATGGACTTTCTGCTCCTCTTTCGGGTGGACTCGGAATCGGCAAGGGAATGTTCACCGACGGATTACCAAAAGATACTCCTACTTCCAAATCCCCCTTTCGCTACTTGTTGTATATGATGACGATTTTTATGCCTTTCGGATTTGATGCCTTTATCGCGGGAGATTCGAATGCCGCCTTTGCTCGCTTTTTAACATTTTTTATCCCCTTTTTATGGCCCATTGGCTTTTTCTGGGGATGCTTTATTATTGGTAAATCTCTTCTTTATCCAAAAATTCTATTTAACGAAGGTACGACGCGGTTCTTCCCCTTTACCTTCTTCATGGATCCAGAAGGACCCAGTAAACTCGGTCCCAAAGATTTCAATATAGATCCAAAATGTGATGCGGGTGGCACGAAAGGTTTTTTCCGTGGTATTTTTGATGCCATTATAGGTATTATCACACCCTTTATACAAACAGTCATTAATATTCTTTTACCCGGTGTACAACCTGCCGTTATTGCGGGAGCTACTGCCGTAGAAGCCGGTGCCACAGCTGCCACTGCCGCTCTCGGAACCGCCAAAGCTACGGCGGATCTTGCCACGAGCGCTGTTCAAGCGGCAATAGAGCCTGTTTCAGAGGGTGTGGGAGTTGCCTCCACAATTGTCCAGAAAGTTCCAGGAGCCGTTGCTGCTCTTCCCTCCACAGCTGATGCTGTGGCCTCGTCTCTTGCCAAACAGAGTGGTGGCGGCCTTGGATTAGGGGACGGCCCCGCCTTCAACGCCCTCTTTTTCACACTTATGATTCTCATGGGGACCGGTGCCGTCCTCGGCTTTTTACGAGTTCAAAAACAAATTGCGATTTCTAGAAATGGCAAGCCTTCCGCCAAAGATGACTCCCCTCCCAAACCACATGTTCTTTGAATCTCTCTTCCATTCTCGTCGCCCCATCGACGGTAGCTTCGACTCTCCCCGCGACCCCTGGGTATGTGTCCAGTTTTCCGCAACATGGTGCGGACCCTGCCAACGCCTCGACAAGGCTCTGATTGTCGAAAAAACACCCACTATCAAGTGGTACTACTGTGACGTCGATGAGAATGATACCAGTCTCGGTTATGCCGGCCTCAAGAGTATTCCCGGATTCTGTCTCATAAAGGACGGCGCTCTCAAGGCCACCAAGGCGGGTGCTCGTGATGTCCATGATGTTATGTCTTGGCTTCATGACCAGGGCGTTCCTGTTTTACCTCCTTCAACGTGAAAAAATTGAACCGTTACAAATAGTTAACATACAGTAACAAGACAGTAGGATGATGCGACGAATTCGTTCTTGGTTTTCTACTTCTTCAAGCACATCAAGCAAAACACAAATATCTCTCCATTCAAATTTATCAGAATCTGAAAAGAAAGATCGACTTCACCATATTTCTTCTAAAGAATCTCTTTGTGAACAACTCGTCGAAGAAATTCATCAAGATATGGCCGTTTTAGAAAAACTCTATAAAGCAACAAAAGATAAAAAGGAACGAAAGAATATACAGAATAATATGAATCAACTGACTAACGATTTATATGATATTTCTCACAAGCATAGCATTTTACGACTGGAACGAGAAGTTTTGGAAGATTTCTTTCATATTGATAATGAGTTCTAGGTAGATAGATGAGTTCTTATGATATAATTATTGTAGGGGCCGGTATTTCAGGATTGTACGCTGCACGTGAAATCCTGAAACGTCATCCTTCTTGGCATGTAGCCGTGGCTGAGAAATACAAAGCGATTGGTGGACGCATGACCACCTTTCACAAGGGGAAGTGGCAATGGGAAGCCGGTGCTGGACGTATTCACCGTTCTCATAAAATGACACTCGGACTGCTGAAAGAATATGGCCTCACCTTGATTCCACTCGGAACCGAACTTTCTTATAAACCGGTCGATGGCCCCTTACAAAAGGACGAATTTGAGTCCGTACATATCCCTCTTTTTTTAGAACCACTTTCTCAATTATCGCCCGACATACTTGCCAATCATACGATTGAAGATATTCTTACCAAGGTTCATGGTTCTGCGAAAACAAAAGAAATCGTCGATCCATTCCCCTATCGCGCCGAACTCAATACTCTCCGCGCCGATCTCGGTCTTCACTCCTTCTTAAAAGGGGAAATGAAAGGCCACGACGGGTTTTTCATTGTGAAAGAAGGACTTTCTGAACTGATTGAACGGATGCGCACCGAACTTGTAGAACGTGGTTGTAAATTCTTATTACATCATACACTTGTCGATATTTCTAAACCCTCTGAGGGTGCAATCGATTGTATTTTTAAGGTGAATAAACAGGAAAAAACTCTACATGCCAAACGCTCCTGTTTTCTCACTCTCTGTCGATGCCATGTCGCCGAACTCCCCTTTTTACAGAAAGTTCCCGTCCTTTCACATGTAATAGGTCGACCTCTTCTACGAATATATATGGTGTTCAAACCGACTGCTGGCAAAGTCTGGTTCCATGACCTAGGGAATGTTGTCACACCTATGAGACCTCGCTACATTATCCCTATTAACTCAGAGAAAGGAATTATTATGATTAGTTATACAGATGCTGAAGACACGCATGCCTATCGAACAATCTACAAAGAAGGAGGTGACAAAGCCTTAGAACGCGTGGTACTTGAAGATATACGCGCCGTCTTTCCAGAACGTTCTATACCTAATCCCGTATTTACAAAAGCCCACATGTGGGGTACTGGTGCTTCTTATTGGGTTCCTGGAAACTATAATCCCGAGAAAATATCCCTTGAAGCCATGATACCTCTTCCTGAATTTCCTCATCTTCACATGTGCGGCGAATCATGGTCTATGCGGCAAGCATGGATCGAGGGAGCTTTAGAACATACCGCCAAATGTTTAGATCGCACGATTAGATAGAATGGAGTGGACCTACTATGATAGTTTATCCCCTCCTCCTGCACAAGATATCCCACGGCTGAATCCCATCATTCAAAGCCGTACAGACCTGACAAATCCTGAACTTGAACTCTATAATAACATGGTTCGAGAGAAATCTCAAGGAGCCGGTGGTGAAACGGGCGTCGCTGGTGCTACAGAAGCAGCAAATGTAAAGGAAAAATCTACCTCTCCCCCCGTCAAAGCCGCCGATATTAGTGACCCTAATAATGTATCTGATTTTATCTATATTCTTCTTGCTGTATTATTCGTGGATGTGGTCGTCATTTTTCTTGTACGATTCTATCCCGAAATCTTCGGTCGCAGCCTCAATCGATGGTATGATCTGTTTGGCCTCAACGCTGTTCTCGCAGATGTTCTCGTCATTGTTCTTGGATTTGTCATTGCCCGATACATCTATACATATTTGATCGCCCCCAAATTCCTGAATGGTGAATGGTCACCCCTTGTTTTCACCGGTACCGTCGTCGGCACACAACTCATTCACGATATTCTATTCTATCTCTGTGTCATTCTCCCCTTACCACGTGGCCAAAATCTCATGATGGATATCTTCAAGGATTATGCTGCGGCTGCGGGTGGTAAAATCCTTCTCGGTGATGCCCTCATGATGACTGGTTCCACAATTTTAGCGGTTGTTCTTAAAGGGTTCGCTGCTGATAAAGTGGCATTCTTTGGATTTCTGACCGCCTATGCCCTCCCCTATATTTTATATACGCGCAATCAATTCACGGTTTTACGTTAACACTAGTAGTAATGGACGCACGGGTTCTCTTAAACTTATTTCATATTCTGTTCGTAGCACCACTGTTTCTATGGACAGGAATGGCACGCAGCACACTCCCGCCTTTCATGTATATAGTTCTTCTTATTCTCGGTATTATTGTCGTAATATACCAAGGTTATAAGGCCTATGTTCGTTTCCTTCAAAAAAGCAATTATATTTGGGTAAATCTCATTCATGTGCTTTTCATTGGCCCGTTGTTATTGTATGTAGGAATCTATAAAAAAGATACACCTCGTCCAGCCTATGAATTGATGCTTCTCGCTGGTTTCGCCGCACTCGGCTACCATCTCTATGAACTCGCTATGTTTCATGATTTTTTAGGATAATTCTTATAGAGAATGTCATCGTTGAATGTTGATTTTTCAAGGTTAAAAGTACCAGAATTAAAAGAATTGGCATCATCGGTTGGAATATCAGGTTATTCTCGACTAAAAAAAGCTAATCTTATTAACAGATTGACAGCCAAACGCAACTCAACACGTAGAGCAAATGCTGCTGTCCCCGCTGCCGCTGCCGCTGTCCCCGCGAGTGCTCCTGCGAGTGCTCTTGCGAGTGCTGCTAAACCTGTTAGGATCTTTAAGAAGCATGTCGAAGTTGCTGAACCCAAAAATTCAACACGTAAAAATAGACTCGCCGAAGTGGAAGAGGAAGATGATGAAGCCGTTTGTGAAGCAGCAATGGGCGGTGCTGAAGGACCCGTTGATGAACGTAAGGTTGCTTGTGCAAAGAATGAAGTACGTGAAGATTCACTTTTACAGTGTTTTAATGGGAGTGATATTTCTGATGAAACTTTAAATAAATACTTTGCTTGTGGAGCAAGCAAACTAAGAAGGCTTTTAGCAAATCTAATACCCATATATCCAACTTTACAAGCAACAATAAGAAGACAAGGTGGTCGCAGTGAAAATTATGATTATTATTTTCAACATTCTGGTCGTACTATAAATATTGAATTGAAATCTGGAAAAGGAAATACACCACTTGCTACCCTTCAGAAAAAACCATGGAGTGGGTATGGTCAATTCTTTCAGGCGTTTCTAAATAATAAAAAATCAGAGTATTCATCTTTTCTTTCCTTTGCCAAACCTATGTTACATGGATGGTATACAACCGTAATTGTCCCCAATATTATCCCAAGATATAGAATTACAGGCAGTGTTGATTTTGAAAGTTATTACAAGGCTGTTTTTATACCCGATAAAGATAAATTGGCGAAACATAAAGATATATCTGAAGGAATTAAAAATTTATTCAAATTTTTTCGTGAATCTGGTATCTGTGGTGGCAATAAAGCAGAAAAGTCATTTATTGGTGATTCATGGAAAAGGTATATATCACAATGGTTTAGTGAAAATAATTTATCCACTGAACAATTATTAGAATTAATCCAGAACAGTTTATCAAAAAAACATTATTGGATTTGTACAACAAAAACTGACGCTTATTGGATTGAAGGTCCACAATGTATTTCCATTAGACCTACAGGTCTAAAAATGGGAAAAGATGTAACTGTTGCTACTTATGAGATTATATTAAAAAAACCATCCGAGGCTTCCCCCTATACGAGTGATATTGAATTTCGACTAACGTGGAGAAATTGTAGTCAAGGTGTTCATAATATTGCCTTTCAGATTAGCTAAGAGCCTTCTTAATCTCATACAACTCGTGGTTAGGAGACAATTCGACACACTTGTATGCATGATAATAAAACGCCCCTAAACTCTTGAATTCTTTCTTACAACCAAGGCACTTGTTGCTATCTTTTTCTTTGAGAGATTCTGTCAAATCTTTCAAATGAATTCGCATAAAATGGGTTTGTCGATTTCCTTTCGAATCTTCAAAATCACAATTGGGAAACGGGCACACCAGTTTTTCACCCTTCTTCACATTTGGCTCATCGTCATGAATTCGCGCCATATGAATATCCAGATTCTGTTTCTGAGCAAAGACTTTTCCACAATCCTTGACTTGACACTTATGTGGCAAAGGACCGTTATGCTTTGCCTTATAATGTTCTGTCATGGTGGACTGAATGCGTGTAACCTTTTGGCAGTGCTGGCACACAAACTCATCCTTCTCATTTCGCAGATAAGTGAAACCCATTTACTGTATTTGTGTACCCTTTTTTGACGCGGCGGACGCTTCAATTTTTTATTGCTTTCTGCTTATCCGAGGGTGCTGATAATATAAAGGTTTATATAGATATATAGAGAATGTCACAATCGCGTATCCTTGTCTTGACTCTCGTGATCGGTGCCGATTACAAAAAGAAACTTGCGAAAGCGCTCGAAAGCAAGCGCGCCTATTGCGCACGTCACGGATACGAATATATACAAGCTGAAGAAGAATATTGGGATCGCACTCGCCCTATCGCATGGAGCAAAGTAAAAGCCTGGAAAAAGTATGCTGCTATGAAAGATAAATACGATTATATTTGGATTAGTGATGCGGATGTCTATATAACTAACCTCGATATAAAACTCGAAAACCATGTGCTCCCACTTCTTCCCGACAACAAGGATCTTCTCTTGACCTACGACAGTTGCCAAAATGTGAATTCAGGAAATATGATTCTCCGAACTGGTGACTGGGCTGTCGATTTCTGTCAACGAGTCTGGGATCAAACTGAATTTATCTACCATATTTGGTGGGAAAATGCTGCTATCTGTCACCTCATGGCCACGAACCCTTCCGATATGCTCCGAATCGAATGTACTATGGAAGCGTATCGCTTCAATGCCTATCTACAAGGCGTCAAGGGCGCCCGTTTATGGCAACCAGGTGATCTTCTCATTCATTTTGCTGGAGTCTACGACGCTGCGAAAATGGCCGATCTCATGGACGCTATTGATCGTGGCGAAACTCCTCGACTCTCCATGTTTTAGAACTCTCTCGAAGAAAAAATATGCGTTCATAAATAGAAAAGGATGAACGGAAACAATACTCGCAAGAATCACCAAAACGGGGGCATGTCAACGGTCGGCAGCAAGGCCGCTGTCTACCACGGCACCGCCAAGCACACTTCCGGTGGCCTGAAGAAGAAGGATCTGATGAAGACCAAGAATGGTCGTATCGTCTCCAGACGCAAGCACGCCGCTGGCAAGAAGGCCATCCAGCGCCTACGAAAGCTCGGCTACATTGCCAAGAAGGGAACCTTCAAGCTCTTCCACAAGGGACGCAAGCACCGCGGCGGGTCTGATTCTTCAGCGGGTTCTGCCTCGATTCCAGATCTAGCTAAACTCATGGCTCCTGGCTCCTAAGCAATTTCCCGTTGTAAAAATGTTCTTAAAATAGTCCCCAAAACACTGTTTGGTTTTTTATGCTCCGACATATAATACCAATACAAACTATTCTGCCGCGTTACAACAAGACTTGCCCCCGCCGATCTGAGATCCCGCAACACATCCTTCAAAACAAGATTCTTCAGAGTTTCTTTCGCCAACGTTTGTTGAAGAATCCCTTGAACAAATTCCAGATTCTGTTCTTGGATTTTTGGAAAGAATGTGTCATCATATGCGAGAGGTAGAGGCAGAGGCTTGAATGATTCTTGCTGAAATGTCTGTAAATGTATCAAGGTGGCTTTCGGTAAAACCTGTTTCGCCTTTGTGAAAAATGCTGCGGGTGGTAAAACTTCTGGTACAAAAACTATATAGGACTGTGGTTGATGCTGTAAATATGTCAAGATAAGACTCCAATCTGTTGATGCTTGCGGGGTAAAGATAGCATCCCATCTATCTACCACTTTCCATGCCTCTGGTGATTTCAGATCCAGAATGAGAAATCGGCGTTGAAACGGTGGAGATTCTGTTGTTACTTGCTCTTGGAACCCGGGTGGATATTGTATATCGTCTGTCGTAGGTAAAAACCAGCGCAGATGATGGCCGATTAGAGACGACTCAAATGCATCGACATGTACGACATTCATCTGAATTGTCTCGTTGTTACTAGAGGGCTCACATGAACGCAACAACCAAACTGATATTCATTGCTTTTGCTATATTTCTAGCCGATTTGCCCTGGCTTACCTTGATGGGCGGTTCTTACAATGCGGTTGTCCAAGCCATTCAAGGCGGTTCACAAGTGCGCATGCGACCTGTTGCGGGACTCATTGTCTATCCCGCCCTCGCGTTCCTCGCCTTGAAAACAACCGATTGGAAAGATGCTTTTTATACGGGTGCCTGTGTGTATGCCGTCTATGACTTTACGGTATACGCAGTATTTGAGAAATACCCCATTTGGCTCGCATGCGCTGACACACTTTGGGGAGGGACGTTGTTTGCTTTAATTTGGTTTCTAAGACAACGATTCGGACTTTAGACATACGGATTATGTGCCCATTGTAAGAGGGCTTGGCGTTGTCTCGGGCGGCATGTGAGGTCCGCTCCTTTACAATTCTTCTTTACACCTCCCGCGTGACGCGTGAATGCTCGCCAACGTGAGATTTGAACATGATCCAGTTCTGGTAAACGACGGCCCATCCAGTATCGGCAATACCATTGAAACCATCCCCGTTCATCCGGATTCTGTTTTGGGTCTGCCAGAATCGGGTATTGTTTGGCATGACCCCCTTTGGAGGGTGCCCACCCATTTTTTCGCCAAACACTCAAGGGCTGTCTAGAAAGGATTTTGAAGAGATTTACATCTATGGAGGGTTTTCCAGGACACAATTTATCTTGTGCCAGAGCGTCCAGAAACCACTCGGCAGGGTATTCTAGAATACAGTCATTCATATATTTCCCTTCAAAGGCTCCGAGACGTAATATTTCACCCGGTGTAAAGAAAGGTTTGAATATCGGATCGAAATTCTTACCTGGTTCTTGTGTAAGTATATAGGAACCTCCTTTACGCATTTTATTGTGTATAGGAATCTCTTCACCCTTTTTGAAATCTTTCAAAAATCGTCCCGATGTTTCCAAGATTCTGAGCATATCTTCAGGTGTTTTTATCTTGTGGACATCCATCTATTTTAGGTCACTTTATTGTACAATTCTATAATAATTTATATTTAATATAAATTATTATAAATTTTAGTTGTAATTAAATAACTCTGTTTACGAAATCTCGAGAGGGCGACGATTGACATCAGGCTGGATCGTGCTCTGGTTGAAGATCGACACAGGCACCTGGGGATTCGGGGGCTCCGAACGCAGTTGGTAGTTGGCATTACGCAGGCTCTGGCCGACCGTGTTGACACCAATGAGAGCACCCGCGCTCAAGAAGTTCTTGCCCTTGAGAGAACCAGGTCCCATGGGGTTCTGCTCCGCCCATACGCTGTTCTGATCCTTGGGTAAAAGCTCGCTGGGGGTCAGCTGGTCACGGGGATAGCAGCCAGCAGGGGCGCCCGCTGAACCGAACTCGGCAGGACCCTCGAAGTTGCCCAAATCGGCAAAACCGCTTACAGAGGGGGGAGGGAACGCCGATGCAGCCATATTACCAGAAGAGCCAGCGACGTGATTATTTGCCACGTTCACGGCACCAGGATTCGACATTTGTCCGGGCCCAGCATTGCCCGTGCTCACCGCACCCTGCATAGCATTAAAGCCAGAAAGCTGGCGTCTGTTTAAGAGACCAAACAGTGTCGGATCAACTAAATAAACAAAAGCAGCTATAATAAGCAGTGTTAATAGACCTGTCACCACATTTTTTGCAGACATCGGAACGGTGTTTCTGTAATAGTGTGAGTCTATAATTTTCATAATTATTGAGATCAAAAGTCGGAATTCTCTGAATCGCTATCGATTTCGGTTTGAGCTTCCTCCTGGTCTTCTTCGGGCCATACGCCATACTTGCGTTCAAACTGCTGGGCAAGTCGTTCCGCTCGGTATCGCGCAAGTTTCGCCCGAATACGAGCTTCGTGAATACGTTTTCGCATCTTTTCCTGCTGTACATCATGAAGGCGTAGGGTTTGTGAGTTCACAAAAGGAATCTCGAGGTCCTTTAATTCTTCGGGCCACTCCTGTAGTGTGGGCCGGGTAGGTAAAGCGAGTTGTACTTCTGGTTGTACGACTTTCACAGTGTGAATGTCGGTCACAGATTCTCTCTCAAATTCGGTTAGAAGTGGAATCCGGGTAGACTTCTTCTTGAGAACAGGTGCCCATCCAATATGAAAATGTGGTGATTGAAGACGTAGAACGGTCGGAATCCATACAAGTATCCAATCATGGTCTTCTTCCTCCGGAAGTATAGTAACAACGGCAGTGGATGTGTCAACAAAAGAGCTTGTATTTGCCAAACACTGAGTAAGTGTCGGAGGTCTGACAAAAACTCCACTACAGTTCTTCAGCCACTGCGTAAATAGGGTGTTGAGTCTCAATGGATTTTTTGTTTCTTCTGGAAGTTCATTACACTTTTTCACATAATCGTCATCATCATTGTAAATGGTCTCACCTTCCACAAAACAACTCCTATTCTCTTTTAATAGTTCTTCTATATTTTCATTTATGTGATCGATTTTAAACGTATAAGTCATTCCATTTTTTGTCCGAGTTCTTACAAAATCTTTTTGAAATACGATACTCCTATCTTTCAGCTCTATTTCTACGATGCTGTCTTCCATATCTAATGCGTGTGTTTCAAAGACCTTTAGATTGTTCCTTCCAGGAGAATGGTTTTACGAACGCGTGCCTCACCTGTGAAAAAAGAATGGCTTCAAGTATTTCTACAAAAGACTCTTCAACAGTTTCAGACAGATGATAATAAAAAATGGTTTCAACTCGTAGTTCTCGATCCAATACTCAATCATATTCTCGAACGCATGTTCCCGTACATAGTTATTCTTACCGTACTCTTTGTACTTTTAACTGTTATGATTACACTCACCCTAATTCTTGTATTTATGCGAGTTCCCGCAGCATTGGGGGTTGTCGCGGCGTTATAAGAAAAATCATTTATAAAGAATCTATAGTATGGCACAACCACCTGCGATAGAAAATCCTTTTGCCACATGGGTTCGTTCATGGGTTCATTATGACAATCTGTCCAACAATTATGGAAAACAAGCGACAGGCGCACGAAAGTTACGCGATGAATTTGAGACGAAAATTATTCAAAATCTTCGTGCCAACAATATGGAAAAGGCCACCATTCAAGTTTCAGGAGCTAAACTTGGCCTCGTAGAAGAACGTTGTCCACCCAGTTTAAGCATTCCCCGTCTCGAAACATATCTCCACTCCTATTTTCAACAAAAAGGGAATCATGTAGATGAAACAGATGCTATTCTTCGTTATATAAAATTACAGAAAAATGCGCAAACGGTCCCTGTTGTCAAGTTGAAGAAAACATCCTTGACTGCCACAGCTCTTCCTCCCGTCCCTTCTGCGCCCCCCGCAACACTTAAATAAATTATACCTATATATATAGTTGGATCGTTTCTATTCTTATAAGGAGACAATGAATTTTTCGTGTGCCAATGTTCTTGTAAGGCGTGAAAAACGTGAGTCTTTTGAATGGTGGGTAAATGAATTACCAGAAGACTGGGTGAAAGATTTTATAAACTTAGGATTACGCCCATTCCTTAAAAAGCATGGATATATATTCCATTATGGAGATAAAATTTATAAACAGTTCCTCTACTGGGCATGGTCGCACGCATTTGTTACAAATAATAAGAATTATGTTGTTCGTCATCATGAACAACTTCATTTGGGGGGACATGATGAACATGACTGGTTTTGTTATAAAATTCCATTTGATGTGTGGGAAGACTTTATGGATGAATGGACAGAATTAGAGTGGCTTGACGAGTCGGATGTGGGTGTTCGACAACGTGCGGATTTACAATCATTTGTTTGGAATATCCTTGATCTTACCAATAGTCCGTCACATCATCATTGGAATGAAATGACCGAATATCAAAATGAAGATAGCGATAAGGAAAATAATAAAAAAGAGCATGAAGTTGAGTTACAGGCGTTTGCGGGTGATCGGCGCACGCATTAAGAAGTCCATGAATTTCCATTCCACGGCAGAATAGAAATACTATTGGCTTCACCACGGTAATGCGACACTTTCTTCTCAAACTCCAATCCACCCGGTGATAGAGGAGCACCCTCACCAGAGGTGATAGCATTAGCATCATGATTGCTTTGGTCAGGTTTGTGTCCAAAACAATTGACACCATATCGTAAATCTGGATTGTCAAAAAATCCACCGTTGAGTCCAGGGCGACCACACGACTCGCGTTGTTCTTCAGGTCCATCTTGAATACGCTTCCATGTTTCCTCTTGGGTTGGGTAGACGGCCATTTGTCCTTTTACCCATCCGTAATTACACCAATCGGCACCATGTCCGTAGGCCTTCTTCATTTGTTCATAGGTTGCTAATTCAGCACCGAGAGCCTTACAGAGTGGTTCTGCGTCGTGATATGTATATGCATTCTTACTTATATTAAAGACCTCCTTTTTACCGGGCAGTACCTTTTCTACAAACGAGTTTTTATCCACATTGGCATCCTGGGGAGCAACGGGTCGATGATTGATACTATCATCGGGCGAGTGTTCTTCAGTTGGTGAAGGAGGTGGTACAGGTGCTTGCGCCGCTCCAAAAAGCTGGCGAACCGATTCATACAATACCCCTAGACCTTGGTAAATAGGGTGCCAGAAAAGAGCTATAAATCCTAGAAGAATAATAAGACCAACCATAATAACAATTTGCGTTATGGAAGGTCCAGAACCTGATGCTGTTGTATTGAATACAGAATTAGACAATAGGGTGTTTTTCACTGTGTTGGCACCATTCATTGCACCATTCATGGCATTTGTCACAGTGTTTGATGCGACATTTGCTACAGCGTTTACAGCGGCATTCGTATTTTTTGCTACTTTGTTCATGTTGAATAGCCCCATATTGGGAGTCGGAGAACCCAGAGTATTCATCTAACAGAGCATATGTATTATAGAATTATCGTTAAATATGAAAAGAGGATACATTTTTTATAACGTATCCTCTTTTTAAAGTGATTATTAACTACAATTCTTAAAATTTTAGATACCATCATCGACAGTGCGATTTCCACCACGAGAGGCTAAGAATTGGCGCTGATCCGGGGTAGTACATACACAACCTCCATCACAAGCATAAGAGGCTCCACAGCACTCGGGCTTGCATTGATTGTTCTTGAAATAAAAGAGATTATCGGGCCCAGGAACTACGGGGGGGCCCATGAGGGGCTCGTTCGGAGAATTGTAACGCCACTGGCTTGAATTTCCAGTAGAAACAGATACTTCATCAAAAGGTCCCATAGGTTTATATTGCTTACCCGCAGCCGCCGCATTTTGTAAGAATTGAGAGGTGAATCCCTCACGTGTCACACGACCCTGGAATCCATACATTGCCAATAGATTAGCAACTATTAACAGAACTAGTCCACAAATTAATACCTTACCGCGCATTTCTACCTAGTCATAGAAATTTCACCCACCCTTCTGAAGAATATTTGAAAGCATTTCATAGCAAGATTCTAGGTTTTCCTCACCTACTTCTGTAAAATCTCTCACCAAATGTGTGCCCGTTTCATTACGAAGTAAAAATGAACCAGAATCTGTTACCAAAAATATACCCGCCTCTTTCGCCTCTTTCACCTCTTTTCTTTCTGTAAAGTTCTCTGTATCCAATGACCATCCATCTATTTTCTTTATCCATACACCATCACTCAAAGAGGATTTCATCCGGGCATTTCCGTAATAAATAGCTTTTACAACACCTGTTTCTCGTTTTCCCGCAATTATATCTCCAAGACGAACACTTTGAATCGAAACCCATTTGTTCATTTTACAATCAAATACATCGGTTGAATTGAATTTTGCTAAAGGTACTGATTTTGGATATGTTGGAGGGCATGGAGTTCCGAGTGTAGTCGCCACAAAATCGATCCATGCCTTACGCCCTTCGTCTGTCGAAACTTCTTCCCAATCACCCACTGTAATTTTCTCCAACGGAACCGAATGTTTCGTAGTGTTTAGGCAAATAAGACGTTCTAAATGTGTTCCTGGAGGTGGGGGGGCAACATCAGGATGTTCTCTTGCCAAGAGCCAGATTCCATTATGGAGAACACGATGAGTTCCACTCATGAGAACGCCTTCAATAGATACAAGAGAGACGCCCTTTGCCTCAACCAGCATTACACCTTCCACGATATTTGGTGTTGTACCTTCTTGTGAGTAAAGTTCATCACAGATATGAACTTCATATAAGTGTTTGTAGGTTCCATCTTTCATTTTCACGAGCGCATGAGGATCACAACAGAATCCAGATGTATCGCCCGCATCTCCCGCTGAATTTAATGTTGAAAGACCAATACCCGCAATCACCATGGTTGGTAAAATAATAGCAAATTGTAAAGGAAGCAATGTAAACCACATAAAAAACATCATGGCCGATAAAATTCCAGAGACAATTAATACAACAACCATAGATAGTTTCAATGTATTTATAATTACATTACCAAGAGAAAGTGCTTGATATACAATTGCGATTCCAATAGCGGCAACACGACCCATAGCGAATTTCATACGTTGAAAAATCGTGGAAAAATTCACCATGATATGAGAAAAAATACGGTATTTTTCGTTCAGTATACTACCAAAATCTCCCCAGCTTTTCGAAATCATTCCGCGCATATTGTTCATAATCGGTGCCACTCCATTCGCAATTGTCACTTGTTGTCCTAAAATTGCGAAAAAAGGTGCCATACCTTGCGCACCAACCTCTTTCGCCATTTTGTTAATACAAAATTGGAAATTATCTGTCGAAAAATCTGATGATGAACGTGTATCATATCCTGGTTTGAACAAAAATGCCGAAAACATAATAGGGATTTCACAACGTCGTTTATCCCAATTCGCCATAACGTTTTTTATATCAGCGCCCGAAACGATTATTGAGAAAAGGGCTGTGAGTCCAATTGTCAATAAAAAGATGCCTATCCACTGCATCCTCTTCTCCCTGCCAAGAGGAAAGAAGTCTTATGGGCCGGATAGTACGTTTGCCGTGATAGCCTCAGAATCTGGGCTATGAACTTCCACAAAATCACGAATGGTATCGCCATACACGGTCTCAAAGGTCGCCGTATTCATTACCACAAACTGAATCATTTCAATCGGCTTCTCTAAAAACTGTATTTCACTCGAAACATGACCCGCACGCTCCCATTTCTCTCTTTCTGA